GATTCCATCGCGACCGGCAAGTTCCTTGTTGGCGCTTTCGCGACAGCGGCGGAACTCATCGATCGTATGCAGGCGATGATCGAAATCTCGTTCGAGCACAACGTGAACTTCACTTCTAACTTGGCTACGATTTTGTGCGAGGAGCGCCTTGGAATGGCCGTCCGTCGCCCAGACGCGTTCGTTTACGGCAGCTTTTAGTTAACGTTCATATCCCTCCTTTCGGGGCGCTCTTCGGAGCGCCCCTTTTTATTTCACAAGTGCGACTCATTGCAGAACGCGCCCACTTCGGCGATTACGGCGCCGTTGTTGAAGGGCAAGAATTCGAATGCGCCGATGACGACGGTTTCCAATTGATTCAGCAAGGACTCGCCCGACGCGCAACGCCTCCCCGCATTCTCTACGAGACAAAAGTCATTCAGCCCGAGACTCCCGAGGTAAGTGCACGGCCTCCCTTTCGTGTTGACCCACCCGCCGCTCGTGACAGCGCTATGCCTGACGCACACCTGTCCCAGCCGACTGTGCAGGCACGAGAACGGGACGAGTTACAGCCGCCGACCGTGGCTCCAGAAAGCGATCCGGTGCTTCCAGGCCCAAACCTACCCGAACAGGGAACTGCTGATCGTGGCCGACGGCGCCGACATAAAGGACCTCGTCACCAACGATGACCGCATCCGGCTCATTCACATTGAGAGCGGTTATCTCATCGGAGCGAAGCGCAACTTCGGATGCACGCACGCACGGGGCAGCATTATTTCTCATTTCGACGACGATGATTGGTCCGCACCAGAACGTATCGCAGACCAAGTCCAGCGACTGCAAGAAAGCGGCAAGCAAGTCACGGGTTATCACACCATGCTCTTCACGAACGGCACTGAGTGGTGGCGATTCCGTGGCGCCGCCAGTCACGGCATGGGCACGTCCTTATGTTTTCGCAAAGAGTGGTGGAGCGCGCATCTCTTTCCACTCGTCCAGATCGGTGAAGACGGCAACTTTGTCAACGCCGCCCATCGCGCGCATGAATTCATATCCTCGGATGCGGGCGAGTTGATGGTGGCAAGTTGCCACACCGAGAATACGAGCAAGCGGCAACTGCGCTCGGAGGCGTATCGACCGTTGCCCGATTTCCCGGGCGTGTCATGGAGCGAACCGCTGTGCGGCTGAATTTGGGGGCATGCGATCGCGTAATAGAGAACTTCATCAGCGTCGATCTGGTCCCACCCGCCGACGTCGTAACGGACCTCTCGCAGGCGTGGCCATGGCCCGACTCGACGATCGATGAAATTGTCGGCTACGATATCGTTGAGCATTTGCCGGACCGCATTCATTGTATGAATGAGATGCACAGAGTAATGAAGCCTGGCGCCCGCGCGACCATCGAGACGCCGAACGCTAGTCGCGGTGCCGGGTTTTATCAAGACCCGACTCACAAGTCGCCATTCGTGATGAACTCGTTCCAATATTTTGAGGACGGCGCCTACGCGCACACGCGCCTCGCGCGCGCGTATGGTATCACTGCACGTTTCAAGGTCGTCGAGTTGCACGAGCGCGAGTACAAAGACAAGTACGAACCGGTCTGGAAGATCACGGCGGTGCTCGAGGCGGTGAAGTCATGAAGCATCCATCAGCCAATGCCGAGACGCATCCAGACGTGGAGAAACAAACCTGGGGTGGCCTGAAACCAAAGATAGCCCAGGCGCTCCGCAAGCTGGCGGACCTGATCGACCCGCGCGAGATGAAGAAATTTAGACCGTCCACGCCGACGGCGATTCAGGTAAAGGCGCGGAAGAAGAAATGAGAGGCCTCTCCGTCGTCATCCCCAGCAAAACGCTCTCAAACTTCCTGCCGTGCTCTCAGGCGGTGCGAAAGCATGAACCGGACGCGCGACTCATTCTTGTCGACGACGGCATAGGAACGAGTGGGGGCGGGTTACCGTCCGAGAACAGGCGCAGCCTGGAGATCGTGATCGGCGAAAAGCCCTTTTGCTTCGCCCGCAATATGAACGCGGGCATAAAGCTGGCGGGCGACGATGACTGCATTCTGCTCAACGACGACGCCCTACTCGAAACCCCGGGCGGATTCTCACTGCTGCAGTTCGCCGCCGAGAAACATCCGGAGTATGGAATCATTTCCTCAACGACCAACGTCGCCGGTAATCCTGCGCAGCGGCCAAAGGGCATCGGCCTTCGCGAAGAATTAAAGTCCGTCGCCTTCGTGTGCGTGCTCATCCCACGCCGCACCATAGAGACCGTCGGCCTGCTCGACGAGCGATTCGGCGGCCTGACGGCGAATGGACAACGGATTTATGGCTGGGACGACAATGATTACTGTCGTCGCGTGCGCAATGCCGGGCTCAAGATTGGAATCCACGATGGTTGCTATGTCGATCACGGCAGCCTAAAGAGTACGTTCCGCGGCGATCCACGCGCAGCGGGCGACATTTCGGCAGGACGTGAACTCTATCTGGCCAAGTGGGGCGATCTGAATTGAACCGCCTCATGCTCTGCGCTGGCAACATGCGGCGCGAGGGCTGGCAGACCCTCGACGCGAATCCGAAGAACGAACCCGACTTTCTGGCGTACATTCCTCAATTGCCGCCAGCGGTCACGGCGATCGTCTGGGACGAGATCGAGTGGATTCACGGGATCACGTCGTTTTATCCATGGGAAGGCCGCAGCCTTCTCGGCGAGGTGCACGGGATTCTGTCGCCAGGCGGCAAGCTCGTCCTCGAGCAGCCCGACTTTAATAATGTCATCGGTCACGTCGAGTGGATCTTCGGTGACCCGACATACCGAAACCCGCTGCACATGAACAAGTGGAGTTTTACGCCAAGCACGTTGACCGCGATGCTAAAGGACGCGGGCTTTTCGCACATCGAGATCCTGCCTGCGCAACACCACGTTCCGGAGCGCGACTTCCGTGTTGAAGCTTACAGGTGATCACGCATTCGCTCGTCATCGCTGTCGTGGAATCCTACGGCATGGTCGAGAAGCAATGCCGTCTTATGGCGGAACTGCTGCCCGAGCATTGGGAAATGATTCTCGTCGACGATGGATCGGACCCGATCATCCCGTTTCCCGCTGTGCGGCCACAGCACTTCGCTCTCTTTCGCACGTTTGAGCAGCGGCAGCAGGGCGAGTGGACACAGAAGCTGGCCATCAACAAAGGCGTGAATTCGGCGCACGGGGAATACATCGTCAAGAGCGACATGGACCACGTGTTTACGGCGGGAGCGATTGCCGCAGCCGACCGGTTTCGCGGTGACATGATGCTGTTCCACCGAAAGGCGGCCCGGTTGAACGAGGACCTGACCATCGAGGCGCTTTATCACGCCGTCAGCAGTCCGGTGGATGACATTTACGTCATGCGCAAGCAGTTATTCGTGGACCGTGGCGGCTATCCGGTCACCCGGCAGTATGGCGCCGCCGGGAAATGCTTCTGGGATCTGTCGCGACGGCCGGAAGCGCAACCACCCGACGACGCTCTGATCTATGTCGTCCCCGGCGAATACGCGACCTATCACGGACTTAAGCGCGTGCCGGAAAGCGTACCGTTGTGAAGCTCGCCGTCGTTGCCGGTGGCTGGCATTGGCCCGCACACTTCTACAAAAGCATCGCCGCTCAAGCGAATGGCGCCGATTTATTCGTCATTGCGCACCGTCACCCGGAACTGCCGATTGTTCACGAAGAAAAGCGCGAGATCCTGAAGGCGGCCTCAGGCCCGCTGGCCGATTTGGACCGCATCTTATATGCCGAGTACCCCACGACCACGCAATTACGCAACCTCGGCTGGAAGTACACAGAGGCACCCAATACCGTCGGGGATTGGGGATTCTTCAATCAGTGGCTGGATCATCCGGCCAACAACTACCGCAACTACGACATCATCCTGAACTGCCACGATGACACCTACATCCGCAGAAATGACTTATTCGATCAACTCTCGGGCAATTGGATGATGCTGGCCAACGGTAGCTATCCGCAGCAGCCCGAGGCGTACGTGCGAGGCTCCTTTGAATTCTGGAAACGCGAACTACTGGAGCAACTCGGCGGCCGCATCGATCTCGGCGAAGTGTCGCTCACGCGCGAAGGCAAGACCGACACACCGCCTGGCCTCGATGGCATCACCGCCTGGAATTCGACCTGTGTCCCGCTGCGGCAGAAGATGGCGCGCGAAGGCATGGCTCGGCACATCACGTACCTGTCGCCGTATTACCGCATCAGCAAATATGCAATCGAAGGCGAACGCGGCTTCATGCACTCGCAAGATGGGTGCCCGTGGAGCTTTGCGGAAGGCCTCAAGGCGTACCCTTTGGAAGATGTTACGGTATGAGCGATGACATCTGGGACGTTCGAGCGATGGTCCGGCAAGCAAGGGAACTGGAGACCTTGGCGGTGAGTCCCTATACGGAAATGCCCGAGGCGCACATCGAACTTCTGGCACTCGTACTCAAAGGTGCTGGCGTGGACCTCGTTAAGGTAGCCGTTGGCCTGCACAGCGTCGGCGCGTTCTATCAACGCATGGCGGAGATAGCCGACTCATTCAAGTGATCGAAACGAAAACAATTCCCCTCATGACGCCGTACGTCCCATCGGGCACGGCGGAAGCGGTGAGCGATGTACTGCGCTCGCGCTGGATCGGTCAAGGCCCGCGCGTCGAGGAATTCGAAGAGAAGTTCTCGCGGCAAATCGTCGGCGGGCGGCGCTCGATTGCGGTGGGCAGCTGCACGGACGCTCTACATTTGGCCTATCTGCTGTCGGACATTTGTCCGGGCGACGACGTCATCGCGCCCCTGTTCACCTGCACGGCCACGAACATCCCGCTGCTCTACTCTGGCGCGCGCGTTCGTTTCTGCGACGTCGAACCCAATTCGCTGAACATGGACCCGGCGCACCTGAAGCGCCTGCTGTGGGAGCGGAAGCCGAAGGCCATCGTCGTCGTTCACTACGGCGGTGCGCCGGTCTCGCGCGTGATCTTCGACTTGGCTCAAGAGGCGAGCGTTCCTGTGATTGAGGACTGCGCCCAAGCGCTCGGCGCCAAAGGCATCGCGCAGCGCGGCCGATTCGCCTGTTTTTCGTTCCAAGCGGTCAAGCATATCGGTTGCGGCGACGGCGGAATGCTGGTCCTGCCGGACCATCTCAAGGACATTGCGAAACGCCAACGCTGGTTCGGGATTGATCGCGAAGCGAAGCTGAAGGGAATCTGGGAAAACGACATCACGGAAATCGGGTTCAAATACCAGCTAAACGACATTGCCGCGGCGATGTGCCTGCAGGGCCTCTATCACCTTGACGATCAGATGAAGCACCGGCGGCGGCTGCGCGGCACGTACATGAGCGCGTTGTCCGACATGGACGGCATTCGCCTCGTCGACACCGACCGCGATAGCGCCTGCTGGCTCCTGACCGTTCTTGTGGAACGGCGCGAAGACTTTCGCCGAAAGCTGGCGGCCGAAGGCATCGAAACCGACCAAGTGCACTACCGAAACGACCGATACACGATCTTCGAGAAGTTCCGCGACGAGTTTCCGAACATGGACGCGGTCGACGGCAAGTACCTCGTGTTGCCGTTACACATGGGCATGGACGGCGACGACGTGCGGCGGATCTGCGGGGTTATTCGGAGCGGGTGGTAGTTCTACGACGAGCGGTAGGCCAGACCTCTTCGCTAATTGCGCGGAGTTCTTTTAAGTCCTCGTCACTCAGCGTTACGCCGCGATCTGGTAGATCGAGGTAGTCAATTGATTCATGGGAAAAAATCAACCGCATGTAACTCTTGAGCAGTTCCCGGTATCTCCCGAGAGGATAGTCCATAGGCGTATTCTAGCTTGATCTACATTTTTACCAGTATACTTAACGGCTTTGACAACCTTCGCCCACCCGCCTGTCCGGTCGACGACGATGTCCGTTACATTTGCTTCACGAATTTGCCGAACCTGCCGCGCGTGTTCCCGTGGGAGTACCGACCGGCGTACATAACAGGTGAAGCGGCGCGCGACGCGCGCATTCCCAAGATTCTGCCGCACCTGATGCTGCCTGCGGATGCGGAGTACTCGATTTACCACGACGGCAATTTCCAGCTGCGCATTGATCCGCACGCCGTCATACGAGATCTACTGGACTGCGCGCAATGGGCGGCGCACAAGCACCCGTGCCGGGACTGTGTTTATGACGAGGCGGAGATTGTCCTACGGGATTGCCCGCTCGTGAACAAGGACGCGGTCATGCGGCAGATTACACAGTACCGCGAGGCCGACTTTCCAGCGCATGCCGGCCTCTGGGCGAACGGATTCTTAGTGCGTCGCCACACGCCCGAAGTCGCAGAACTCAACGAACTCTGGTGGACGCTGTTCAAGGCGGGATCGGAGCGCGATCAACTCTCGTTTCCCGTGGCCCGGCATCGCCTGAACGTTCCCGTGAATACGATTCAGGCAGACGTGTGGGGCTCGCCCTACACCCGGCACAATTGGCACGCGGCCTGGAAGACACGCGACGACAACCCGGATTTCTGGCCACAACGCGACCGCATCCGCGCGCGACTGGGCGAACTCGCACGGCTGACGGGCACTGACGGCGGGATCAAGCACCAGGATTATTAGCCTTCGTCGCCCTCATATTTCACTCTGGCTTTGTCGTTAAGGAAATCCCAATCGGGTAATTCAGTGCGAACTCGAATGAAGAACGGGCACTCGTCGCCATACCAAGCGGCCGTCCCTTCATTCTCAGCGCGGTATGAAATTGGAACCTTCACTTCTTCGTCGGGAACAAGGCACTCACCGTAACCGTGACTGAGGTATCGCCCCGGGCCATAGGGAGAATAGTATGTACAGAAAGCGCACTGCTCACGATTCCCGCGCGGATCTAGAAGAAAGTCTCTCAGCGTTCCTACAGTCGCCATCCGATAAGCATAAATGATTCTGGGCCTTCTCCGAATTCGCAACGAATCGCGCTGGATCTCGCGCTGCATCCATTCCATTCTCCCGCTTTGCGACAAAGTGTTAGTCATGGATGACCATTCCGACGACGACACCCTGAATATCTGCGCGGGAATACCGAACGTTGAAGTGCACGCATCGCCATTCGAAGGACTCAATGAAGCCCGCGACAAAAACTGGTTACTCGACAAAGCAATGAAGCAAGGGGCGGAATGGATTGTCGCTATTGACGGCGACGAGATGCTCGCGCCCGGATACGCGAATGCACTGCGCAACGAAATGAAGGCACCGTATTCGTGCCTCTCTCTGCGCGTTCTCTATTTGTGGAACGACGAGAACACTGTCCGCATGGATGGAGTCTATTCCGACTTTCACCGCGAGAGCGTCTTCCGTCCGAACGGCTCCCGGTTTGAGGCGCACGGCAACGGCGCGCACTTCCACTGCGGCAACGTGCCATCCGCGATCCGGCAACGGCGACGAGTGCTAGACATACCGCTTTTGCACTTCGGTTACATGCACAAAGAAGATCGAGTTCGGAAATATGCCTGGTACAACAAGCACGACGGCGGCAATGCGCGCGAGGATTATTACCGACACATGGTTGTAGGCGATCTGTTCCCATCCGCATCCCGATTCATGCACGGTGGCCCCTTGCGCCTGGAACGGGTGAATGTAACCGCATGAACTGCTACGGCTCCCTTGCGCTTACGGTCGCCAGTCCGGCTCAGAGCTTCGTCGAACCCTTCACAGTGCCCCATGTGCTGAAGTATCTGGACCTCGGGGAACCATCGGCGAATGACATCGACATGGCAGAGGGGTTCATCACGGCAGCGCGGGTCGAGGTCGAGCGTTTATTCGGCCAAGACCTCGTTGTGAAGCAGTGGGACCTGCGGCTCAACACGATCGGCTACCACACCCAAGTCGTGGAGTTGCGCACCCCGCTCCAATCGGTGGAATTGATTGAGTATCGCGATAGCGACGGGAATGTGACCGCACTCACCGAGGGCACGGAGTACATCGTGGACACGGCCAGCGGCATTGTGCTTCCGGTCTACGGGACAACGTGGCCGAGCTTCACGCCGTACCCATCCGGCGCGGTGCTCATCCGCTTCACGAGCGGCTATCCGGCAAGTCATCCGTTCTGGTTGGATGAGGGTCAAGCCCTGCGCCTTGCCATGAAAATGCTGATTTCCTTTTATTTTGAAGAGCGCATCCCGGTTGTCGTTGGGCGCGGCATTCCTCAAGAACTCGAATTCGCGGTCAACTCGCTTGCACGGGGTACACCGAGAGCGCGATGAATTCCGGTGATACCTTTCGTGATCGTATCCAGTTCAAGCAGAAAACCGTAACGACGGACACCTTCAACGTCAAAAATGAGAATTGGGACACGAACGCCACCTTCGGCGACCACGGCAAATTGCCAGCCGTCTATGAAGTGCTCGGCAGCCGGGAATTTCCCGTCGCCTTCAAGCGGCACAACGAAACGACGGCGCGCTTCAGGATCCGCTACCTCGCGACGCTCGATTACAGCGGGGCGGCGGCCGATTACCGGATCATCCATAACGGGCGCACCTGGAATATCTCCGCGCCCTATACCGCCAAACCGAAAGGGCGACCGCGAGAATTGCGGATAGAAGCCTCAGAAATTACCTAGATGCTCGTCGAAGAAGGCCTGGTCCAGATTCTGCTCGCCGACCCTGTCGTCACGGCGTTTGTGGGAGATCGTATTTATCCTGGCGTGCTGCCACAGAAAGAAGCGGCGGGCCTCAGCTATCCGGCCATCGTCTTCTATATTCCGCCCGGCGCAACACGCAAACGCACCGAACGATTGGAAGCGCGCGGCTTCTCCGGACAGACCGTGTCCCGGTATCGCTTCTTCTGTCTCGCCAAAGGCAAATTCGACGGACGCGGCGACTACGACACCGCCAAATATTTAGAACTGGCGCTGTTCCTCTGCTTGCAAGGGTTCAACGGCACCGTCAGCGACGGCGCCAGTCCGGAATCCACGGTCGACATCGACATCCTGCAGGCCGATCCGCCCTACTATGCGGAACTCTGGGAGGATGACACCGAGACGCGCCAGATTGCCTGCGATTACGATGTGTCGCACTCCGAAGCAATGCCCTAACTGAACTAAAACCTAATTTCCGAGTTCAGGCCCGCCCACCAGCGGGCCTTTTCTTTTTTCACATCCCAACCCCAACGAGGTAAATCAACATGCCTGTAACGAAATCACAACGTGGCTACGGCGCACAGCTCTGGTATTCGTCCGTTTCCGCCAGCCCGTTTTCCTATACGAAACTGATCGAACTGGTGAGCATTGCGAATCTCGGCACCACGCGGCCGGAAATCGACATGACGCACCTGGAAAGTCCGGATGATTCGATTGAGCGCATCGGCGGTATCAAGGACGGCAACGAAGTCACCCTGCTGTTCAACACCACCGTCGACAATATTGATATCGTTCAGGGCCTCGTCGACGACTCGGTCAATTTGGAATGGAAGCTGATCTGGTTGGTGACCTCCGGACTTGCGGCCAAAACGCGCTATTTCCGCGCCGTCCCGCTCACGCTCAACCTCAACACGATCGATGCACCGTCGGGCCTCCGTCAGTCCATGACGCTGCGCATCAGCCGTGCGTTGAGCGGAACAGCACCGGTACCTGGAGCGTAAACCATGCCAGGATCGTTGCTGACTAAAGAACAAATCCTCGCGCGTCGTTGCAAGACCGAAGAGGTGACCCTGAAAGCCTGGGGCGGTGCGGTCAAGTTACGCGAACTCAGCACAGACCAATTGCTGTCGCTGAATGAAATCGACAACTTGACCGACCGCAACATGACGATGCTCTCGCTGATGATCATGAACGGCGACGGCGCCCCCATGTTCTCGCAAGAGGAATTGATCCAGGCGGCCAAACATCTCGGTTCCTCCGGCGTGCTCGAGGCGATCGGAGCCGCCAACAAGATCAACGGCATCACGGAGGCCGCTGCGGACAGCGTCGCAAAAAAATCCGAGACCGCCCCGAGTACGGATTCCGCCTCCGGCTCGCCGGTTACTTAAGCAAGTTCCCGCACGAGATTGACGCGCTTCCGGCGTCCGTCTTCAATGAACTGAAGTATCACGAGCAAATCGACCCATTTGGCGAGCGTCGCGAGGATCTGCGGGCGGGGATCTTGTGGGCGACCATCCAGAACATGGTGCGCGATGAGCACGCCCAGGCGATTTCCATCTGGGACTATCCGCTGTTGAAAGACCTCGACCCGGGCCTCGACGAATTCGGGCTCGTGGATCCCGACACCATCAATTAAATGCCGTTCGTCCTCGAAGGACTTCCCGAACTCGAAGCCAAGCTGGACAAGCTTGCTCTGTCCGTCCAGGGGACGCTCTTGCTGCGCGCGGTCAAGGCAGGAGCGGAACCGATCCGGGAAGAGGCCGGCAAAGAAGCACCGCGCGGGGAGACCGGGCGACTGTCGCGCGGCCAGATCATCCGGATGGCGCAATCCCGAAGCAACGCCTTTCATGCGGAAGCCGACATCGGGCCGAGCATGAAAGTGTTCTACGGATTGTTTCAGGAAATCGGTACGGCCTTCCAGACACCGCAAGCGTTCCTCGGGCCATCCTTCCGGGTGCGTCACGCGGAAGCCATCGCCATCGTCAGTAAACAGTTCGTGGATTCCATCAACAAAATCACGTAAATGGCCGACGCTTTATCTCAACTGTTCGTCACGTTGTCCCTCGAGACGAAACCGTTCATCAACGGCGTCCGCGACGCTCAACGGGAAGGCCGTGCGTTAGAGAAGGTCTTCGCGCCGCTGTCGCGCCTCTCCCGGGACGTCGGTGCAGCCATGGGTGCGGTCGGGAACGCCATGACCGTCGGCGTGACATTACCTCTGGTGGCGCTGGGCGGTGCGGCGGTCAAGTTCGGCTCAGAATTCCAGGATTCGATGACGCAGTCGATCGCCATCATGGGCGACGTCTCGGATGCCATGAAGACCGATCTCGGCAACGCCGCGAAGGAGATGGCCAAGACGACCGTATTTTCCGCGAAGGAAGGGGCGGACGCCCTGTTCTTCCTCGCCTCATCGGGACTGACGGCTACCGAAAGCATGAAGGCGTTACCCGTCGTGGCGAAATTTGCGCAGGCGGGCGTGTTGGGCCTGGCTCAATCGTCGGAGTTTTTGACCGATGCGCAGTCCGCGCTCGGCCTCAAGACGAATGACGCCATCCAGAACATGGAGAACATGAAGCGCGTGGCCGATGTTCTGGTGAAGGCGAACATCCTCGCGAATGCCACGACGCAGCAATTTGCCGAAGCGCTGACGAATAAAGCGGCTGCGGCGCTCCGGTTGGTCAATAAGGACATCGAAGAAGGCACAGCCGTTCTGGCGGCGTTTGCGAGTCAGGGCGTGAAGGGCACGGAAGCGGGCGAGCAACTCGCCATCGTCATGCGCGACCTTCAGTCGAAAGCCATCAAGAGTCCGGAGATATTCAAGCAGTTGAATGTCAGCGTGTTCGACGCCTCGGGCAACATGCGCAACATGGCCGACATTGTCGGTGATCTTGAAAAACTGATGACCGGCCTGTCGGACGAGCAGAAGAAAGCCACGTTGACCATGCTCGGCTTCCAGGACCGTTCCGTCGGCGCCATGTTGCAGTTGATCGGAACCTCGGACGCGATCCGGGGTTATGAAAAGGCGCTGAGGTCTGCGGGCGGCGCGACCGACGAGATTGCCAAGAAGCAGATGGAGAGTTTCAAAAACCAGATGAAGCTCGTCCAACATCAAATCGAATTATTGGGGATCACATTATTCGAAGCCTTGGCCCCGGTACTGACCACGACGGTGTTGCCCGTCTTGCAGAAGGCCGCGAATGCGCTGCAGAAAATGGCCGAAGCATTCGGTCGGCTACCGAGACCAGTGCAGGCGGGAGCGATTGCGTTCCTTGCGCTAGCGGCGTCCATCGGGCCGGCGCTGAAAGTGGGCGAATTCTTTTTAGGTTGGCTCAGCGGCGTCAACCCGCTCGCATCTCGGCTGATTCC